CATCTGAAACGTGTGGAGCCGGTTCGACGCCATCTTGTTCTCGGTGGTGATCTCGCCGTCCATCTGCCACTCCCAGTCGGTGGTCTCGATGGTGTAGATCACATCGGTCTTCTTGTCGGTATTGTCGTCATGGGCTTCAACCACCCAGATCCCGTCAAGGAAGAGCCGGGTGGCCTGCATGGCGGTAAGTGCTACTGCACAAATCGGGACTTGCATTCCTGATTCTCCACTATTTCTCGGACGAGAAAATGGGGTAATTCAAAATCCAACTTTGAATTGCCCTTGTGACAAACCGCTACGCCACGAGGGCAATGACCGACACTTCATCACAAGAGTTAGCGTTTTCCGCTAACCTCCCTAACTTCGGTATACCTTTCTGTCGCTTTATGGGCGATTTAACGAGATAGTTGCCAGTATTGGCACTTTCTCACGCGGGCGGGGTGTAGTTGATCGCCTTGAGGGCAGTCGCACTTGCGGCGAGACCGTTGGCCGCAGCGACGAGCGCGTCGATCATCGCGTCATCGACGGAGGTCCGCTGCTGGACATCGGTGAAAGTGGTTCCGAGTTCGGTCACAGCCGACTCGATGATCGTGAGCGCGGTCAGGGCCTTCTGGTATTGAGAGGTGGTGCTAGCCATCAAAGGTCTTCCAAGTTGAGGTGTGTAACAGTAGTTCCACGACCACTGTATTCGTAGTTGATCCAGTCAACGTGGTAATAACTAGTGACTGCATCGGCGTTGTTGTAAAGCATGATCGTGAAGCCGGGACACCCAGTGTCAGTGTAGATGTTCTGGGTGAATGCTTGGGTTCCGTCGATGTATGCGGTGACTTCCCAATACTCGATGCCAAGCAGTTCCGCACGCTTGCAGTGCAATCCAAGGCGAACCCACTGGTTGTTCGTGAAAGCAAATGAGAGCAGGTCAGACTCTGACGAGTTCTGGTAAGTGCCTTCATTGTCTCGATGGAATCTTCGCCAGTACGGCAATGCCGGGTTTCCATAACAAGTCAACCCAACGTGGCAGATGTCTCCCCATCCCGAGCCTGAGATGGTTGACTGCAATCCCTCAGTGCCATCGCCAAACCAACAACCAAATGAGATCTCGGCTCCGTTGGATCGCAGGTCCGGATCAAAGTAGACCTCGCACAACGCTTCCTCTCCGACCGTTCTTCCGATCATCGGCTCAACGTCAATGTTCGCTCGTCGCCACGACTGGTTGGCGGTGTAACCACGGACGACTCCGTGGTGGTCGTTGTAGATTCCTGCCAACTGGGTCCAGTATCCAGACTGAGTTCCAAACAGAGGGTATAGGCTCTGCATGTCATCAAACAACTTGACCGTCCCACTTTTTGGAGTGATCTTGTAGTTGTCATCAGCCAAGACAAGGTCGTTGTTGAACTTCGACAAGTTGATGCTGCTGAGAGCAGTTGATGCCGCCTGATTGCTGGCATTGCCGAGGAAGATCCTGTCTTCGTTCAGGTTCGGGACTGCGTTGGTACGACCTGCACCGCCGACCTTGATGATGCCAGCGGGTCCGCCGCCGGGGTTGACGCGAGCAACCCACCCGATGTTCTGGATCAGGTTGCCTTCGCCGGTCGGGGGCGAGTCAGTGAATGTTCCCGCCGTGCCGACGTAGACGTTCGAGCCGAGCGTGTAGGTTCCGGACGGAACGTCTACTCCCTCGACGCTGCCGAGCGTGGCGATATGCGTCTCGGCATTGGGGTTGACGCTTGCGTCTCGAACCATGCCGAACGCGGGCATCTTCGCTGGGTCAGAACAGTCCGCAAGACCAACGGTCGGGGTAGAGCCAGAGACACCATTGATGTAGACGATGTCACCGACCGTGAGCGTTACACCGCTAGCGTTCTTTGCCCGAAACGTCACGGCACCATCAAGGTCTCCGTGGATGTCCAGCCAACGGAAGTCTTCGGTGCCGATGTTGTAGGTCAGGTCGGCACTCGGGTTCAGGTCGATGCTGAGGCTGCCGCTCGTTAGTTGGCTCGCAGCGATCGAGAGAGCAGCCTCGTGTTGAGTGACGCTCGACTCGGAGATGCGGGCGTCGGCGAATGTCCCACTCGTAACGTCCGTGGCAGCGTGGGTGTGGGCCGGAAGATCACCACTCGTCAGGTCGTTGGTGAAGTCCGTCAGACTCCAGTTGCTGGCTGCCCGAGCCCGGATGTTTGACCCATCCGTATAAACGATATTGTCCGCCGTCTTTGTAATCGAGACATCGGAGAACGAGTTAATCGGAATTGTCGAGACGCGAGCGGCAGCAAGATCACCCGTGGTCAGATTTGCAGCGTCGTTTGTACCAAGGGCCGTACGGGCAGCACTTGCGGTCGTGGCTCCAGTGCCTCCTTTGTCAATCGGCACAACTGGCTGAAGCCAAGTAAAAACACCAGTCAGATTGTTATAGGAGAGACCGGTGCCTGCGGCTGAAACGGCATTCCGAGCGTCGGCATCCGTGTAGTACGGGCCAATAATGCTGGCGGATTGCGTGATCGTGACGATCTGGCTCGCGGGGGTTGTGACGGAAGTGGTAGTGTCCGCAGGCTGCGTGATCGTAATGCTCGATTCGGTAGGAGAAACCGTCACCGTCTGAGTGTCGCCCTCAGTAACGGTGATCTGGTAGGTGGTCTCCGTGACCGTAATCGAATCAGCCATCCGTCGTTACCTCAGGCTTGACGTACAGCGTGCCTTCAAGAATACGGGCAACGGTTCCAGCCCCGTCGTGGTTCTCAATGTCGTAAACATACTTACCGGCAGGAATCGCAGCCGTTTGGGCCGCCGACAACGCAATCAGAACCGTCGAGTTCCCTTCGTCATCTCCTGAATCCGAAGGATCTTTCGTGAAAGGAGCCGCAGTTCCGTCTCCAGAGACGGACAGATAGGAGGTGCCCCCATACTTGTCCTTTGCCTGCATACGGAAGTTGTCAAGGAAGGCCGTAGTGGGGCTGTATGTCCCCCCACTGTTAGCCCTCTTGACCGTGAGTTCCGAGGTCTCGCCCTGATTGATGGTCCAGTCGTAACGAGCCGTCATGGCGTCCTCCAAGATCCAGCGAAGAAGATGTCGTCGTAGTTCGGGTTGTCCACCGTCTTCCGCTGCCACGACTTGCCAGTCCGCATCTGGAGGTTGGCGACGTTGTCGGTGGCGGTCTTGATGGCGGAGCGGTACTGCTGAAGGATCATCTGGTAGTGGTTGCCAGTGATCTTCCGGTACGACCCCAACTTCATAGCGGCTCCTGCCGAGATCGCCTCGTAAAGCGATTGCGCCCCAATGGGAGCGATCTCGTATCGGATGCCCGTTTCAAGGTTGGTCTTGAAGGGCACGCGAACCGCGACTTCCGCAAGGTCAACGTCATGGCTCGCGATAACACGCTCCTCCACCATACCAGTGGGGGGAATGACTCGGAGGATCTGACCGGCATAGGCGTTCTCCCGTCGATCCAGTTCCCCAAGGTCCGGTGCCGAGTCCAGCACAAACGTCTGACGATCGCCCCGCATGGTGCCTCCGTCCACGGAGTAATGCACCATGATGTCGCCGGTGGGGACGTAGTAGATCGTCCAGTCTCGATCGGCGTTGAACTTGGAGTCGAAGCGAAGAGTGTTGCCCTCCAGACTCCAGCCCACGCCAGCGGGATGCCATTCCGTGCGGGGTTTAATCTCGTCAATCACCGCACCGTTGTCGTCTCGACACGCAATCCGCCAGATCTCGCCAACGGCGGGCGGCAACTGGTAGTACTCGTCGGTGGCGTTGGGACGGAAATCCATCCGCATCAGAACAGGGTTATCCATGTTCATGTTGACGCGGGACAGGACATCCACCATCGTCGGGCTGATGATGTGACGGATGAGGAAGTCGTTGTCGTACTTTGCGTCAAAGTCCGGATCATCGAGGTAGCCTCGGATCCGTTCAATGACCGTGTACAGGAATGAGCCCGTGCTGTGCATCAACGCCTCCTATAGATGGGACGACGACGCATGACGTTCTGGAGAATGTCTCGGGCATCGTCAAGACTGTCGGGATCGTACGACCCTCCAAAGTCTTCCCGCAGCATGTCGAGGATTTCCATCTCCTTCATGTTGCTGTCAAAGGATCGCCCAAACATAGAGCCGGGATCTCGAACAGCCCTCCGACCCGTATCAGAACCACGCTCCACCATACGGAAGGCGTTGCTGTCGGCACGGGCCCCCATCTTTAAGGCCCCCATCAACTCCTGCCTTGCCTGACGAGGCAGTTGCTTAAGGATAGGGCCAAGGAGTTGGAGAAGCGTAAGAGGGTTCATATGCCACCTGTGATGATGCGGCCCTTGGCCGAGTTCATGAGATCTTTCTTGAATTCTACCGCTTCCGCAGACTGATTGTTAGTCCATTTCTTGGAACGGATAGAAAGAGCCGCCGCCTCGTCGCCGGTGGTCCTCTGCACCCAGTCCGCGACCCGGTGCTTCTCCTCGATGTCGGCCCGCTCCATGGCACGCTTGGCCCGGGCACGATCCCGGATGCCTCGCCTCATCGCTTCCGCGATCTCATCCGCAGGCCGGAGCCGCCCCCGCACCCAGTCCTGAGTGGGGGGATGCCAGTTGGGCGGCGTCGGAAACGCCTCCAACTCCATCAGAATCCCCACCCCGTCTCGCTGCGGGTGATAGAGCCACTTCGAAAACACGAAGGAGTTGGCCTGCTTGTGGCGGTATACGAACAGGTCCTTGATACCACTGAAGCGTTGTGCCCACAGAACCCACTCGGAGTCCGGGAGGACTTCGTGGTCTTCGCCAAGCGTCAGTCCCATACCCGCAGCGTGGGCACGGGGGTCATACATGATCTCGATCTCGGTCAACGGCTGCGTCCTCTTGTAAGAATACGAAGTGCGAAACGGGCGGCGTTCTCCCCCCCACTTCCTGTGGGGACCTTCGACGTAAGGAGGGAGGAAGGCTTTGCGACACCCTTCCCTATCTTACCCACCATTATACGACGGGAGAGATTCCGGTTGAACTCATCAGCCAAGCGGAGTCTCTTTTCTTCAAGCAGCAAAGCAATGATTCTCGGATCCCTGAATTTTGTTGCGATCAAATTATCAAGGTCTTTGTCCGTCATGCGACGGAGTCTTCGCGGAGTGACCTGAGCCTTCTGCTCGAAGAATTTCTTTTCAAGTAACGTTCTTCTTTCGTCGGCTACTTCCTTTGCGTGCTTCTCCGCCCAAGCCGCATGTTCGTGGTCTTCCGCCTGTATTTCGGCGTAACTTTTCTTTTTCCGTGCTTTCTTTGCTTCTTTGTACTCCTCGCTGAAGAAGTACTCCGGATCAGGTTGGCCATAGAACGCCTCGTCAAATGCTTGCTGTTCAACAAACGGAAGATTCCGAATGGCGTCAGCCACCGCTTGAATCGGATTGTGGGTTTGGCTACCTCTTTCTTGCAGCAGTCGGAGTATCTCAAACTTTCCGGCTTGACGCCCGCTTCCCGGAATTGACCCTTCTAGAGATTCCCTAAACTGTCTTAGTTGGTCTGCGACCAGTTTGCGTCGATGACGAAGGAAGGGGTTTTTCTTGTTCCCTCTTTCGGGAGCAGATCTGATTGTCTGGGCTTTTTCTTGAGCCTTGATTTCCCTTCGTTCGGCAGCCTCGTATTCCTTTGCCGCCTCGGGGTAAGCAAGCGTATAATCCCGGGTGGACCCAGCGCCAACAATTCCCCTTGCAGGGTCACTCTTAGGCTTTGGAAAACGCTTGCGAATGCTCTCTTCGACCTCTCTCGTAAACCTGCTTGCACCTCTCGTCCAACCAATTTGAGGTTCAACAACTTCAACTAGGAACTTCTCTTCGGCAGCCCGAGAGAGTGCAAGCAGCAACTTGAGTTCTTCGAGTGTGCGACGGTCTGCCATTGCTACTTCTTCTTACGGGATTGCCAAGAGACACGGGCAGGGCCCTTCTTGGAAGAGGTGCCCTTCTTGGTACACATCGCTTTGGTAGGGCGGCAGGCCGGATACGGACGCTTGCTGCCACCCTTTGCAGACTTCCGACCGCAAGGCCCTCCGGTCTTGCAGTCCACCCATCCCTTCCCCTGATTCCGAGAGAACCAGCCGTGCAGACCCTTCTTCTTCTCAGCGGAGAAGTTGGCTTTCTTCTTTGCCATCAGCAGCGACACTCCCCCCACTTCTTGCCGCAACGGGGGCAGACCATCTCGGAGGCGGGGATCACTTCTTGCCCCGCTTGCCCGGTCCGGACTTGCCCTTGCGGCACTTGACGGCAGCCCCTGAGGCGTAGGCTGACGGCCACACCTTGTACTTGGACTTGGCCCAACGGGCACACTTGTCGAGGGGCTTCTTCTTCGCCATCAGTAGCCTCGGCGACGGGGAGCCTTCTTGCTCATCGCCTTCTTGCCCATGACCTTCTTGCCCTTGGGCATCTTGCCACCGCAGTCACATCCCATCTTGCCACACGCACACTTGCTCTTCTTGCCGTACTTCATATCAGCACGCCCACCTTTTACGGGCAAGACACGCCCGCTTCTTGGGCGTCTTCTTGCAGTCAATGTTGAACTTGTCGATCTGACCCTTGTTGCGGGCACAGAACGAACGCTTCCGGGGACCACCCCCGGGCTGAGGAGCCTGTAGGTTTGAGCCAGTTTTTCGGTTGATTGATGCACGGCCCTTGGCGGTGAGACCACCAGCCTTGGACTTGCAGCCGCTCTTGATCGAGCAGCCCTTCATCGCACCCTTTTTCTTCTTCGCCATGCTGCACCCCCAAAGCCCCGGGAGGGGGGACTAAGCCCCCCTCCCACGACTATTTGGATCAGTCGTCCGCGTAGACGCGATCTTCAGTCACACCAGTCAACTTCAGACCGGCGGGCTGATCGGGGATCAACTGCATTCGCAGCATACCCGGCATCTGAACCGCTTCCGTCAGAGCGTTGGCGGCATTCTGGTACGGCCACTTCACGCTGCTGAGGCCGGTGAGAGCCGGGACCACAAACCGGAACGGCACGAAGGCGTCGGCTTCCGACATGTTCTGGAGACCGGCGTAGTCCGGCGGGACGTACCGCTTCCAGTTGCTGCCAGAAGTCTTCCAGCCGTAAACCGTTTCCTTCTCGACGTACTGCGAGGTGTGACCCTTGTAGGTACGTCCCTCAAACGTGAACGCGAAGCCCTCGTTCGATCCCTCGTTGTTGAGGTTCGACAGGTTGCCGCTACGCTCGATCTGGTACTGACCGATCTTCTGGGCCTCGTAGGAGAGCCAGACACCGTCAGACGCAACGAGGCTGTCGATGGTCTGACCCAACTTGGCCTTCGCGACGTGGAAGCGACGGAGGTACTGACGCAACTTATGTTCCGTCAGGACACCGACGTTCGACTTCAGCATCGACTTGAACTCGGGGTGGGTATCGACATTGATCTGGGCACCCGAGATCGACTCGTCACCAAGGAGGTTTCCGTTGGTCTTGAGCCAAGAGTTGACGCCCGCAATACCCGTGAACGTCGGGTTGCCGGAACCATCGGCATGAGTTCCGTCGTTCTTCTCACCGCTATTGGCGTAGACAATATCGTCACCAATAGCAATGGTTCCCGTAATGTCAGTCGCAGCGATAAGCGTCACCACACCGAGAAGGTCATCAACCTTTTCGACATAGAGAGACTGACGAAGGGGGGTACCAGTAGCCTCGTTGCGACGAGTGTTGCCGTTATAAACGTCAACACGCTGACCCGCAAAGAAGCGATCGTACGCCAGTTCTTCGGTAGTAATGGCCCACCGATAAGGGCCAGAACCAGTCTTAGAAACCGTCAAAATCCGACCGAGACGGTAATTGGTGTTCTGGCTGAGGTACCAGTAGTTGCAGAGCGTATGGCTCAGGTTCTGGGCAAAGCCCTGAAGGATCGGAGCCACAACGTCACCAACGACCGCCGGGGTCGCATCCATCTGCAACTCACCAAGGGTGAGGGAGAGGTTGGTGTACATCGCCCGCATCGGAACAGTAAGCCGGAACGTCTTCGGCTTGGCACCGTCCATCGGGTCAGGGAACGAGTTGGTCACCGTGTTGCGGCGGAGACGAGCACCAAGGTCGGCGTTGTCCGGATCACCGTACAGCATAAAGTCACCGACAGGAGCACCCTGCTCAATGACGCCGGTCATGCCGGTGCGGTACAACTTGTTGACCTGAAAGTCCTTCGAGAACTCGCTGACCGGGCCAACGCCCTGCGAGGACACGACGGTATCACGCCAAATGGGATCGAGAGTAGGGAGGATCGTGTCGATCTGCTTCGACAGGATCTCTTCAATCCGCGTACTCTCCTTGTCAAAGATACTACCTGCGGTAGCCATGGGAGTTTACCTCACGCTTTGGAGTCGCCACCGGGATCGGAGAGCGACCGGAGAATCTGATCAGTGGTCCAGTTACGCAACTGGCCCTCCACATCACCGTAGGACTTGCCCTTAGTATCGGGCAACTTCACAGGGTCCTTGCGGTAGAGAGTCTCGGTCTGCCCCGCCGTTTCCGGAACCCGGCCAATCTTGCCGGTGTCTCCGATTACCGTGAGCATGTCCTTGGCAACCTTGTTGGCCGCCTTCTTGACTTCTTCACCAAGCCAAGACTCGTCGAAAGAACCGGCGTAATTTCGCCGCTGCCGGAGGTTTTCAAGGGCCTGAGCCCTGACTCTCTCCGCAATGTTCTCGCGAGCCTTGGAGGCTTCTTCAGTTGTCCGAGTGGTGTTGAGCCACTCCATCAACACCTTACCATCCGAATCGCCTTCGATAGCACTAGAAAGCGAATTTTCCAGATTTTGCTGGAGCATCTGAGCCCGCATCTTCAGGACCTGATCGTTCAGGCTGTCGGTGCGGGGATCATAAGCGGGCTGAGAAGCCTGCGGGTTTTCTGTCATCTGGGGTCCCTTGTCATAGATTTTTACCCATTCCTCGACTTGTTCAGGAGCGTAGTTCATAGAGAGAAGGATCTCGCGAGCATCCCTCTTCTTGACCTCAACATCTGTATCGGGGTTCATAAGACGAGAGGTCGCCTCATGAAATTGTTCAAGACCCTCCGCGTACTGCTGAAGGGTTCCGTAGTTCTCGTAGACTTCCGCCAGTTCCCGTGCGGAGTATTCCTTTCCCCCCACTTTGATCGTCTGGTCCAGATCGACAGTGTTGTTGGCCGGAGCCGCAACACCTCCATCAATCGTAGAGGCTTCGCTGGTTTCGGCGACTTCGTTGTTCTCTTCAGCCAAGGTTGGCTCCTTGCATCATGCCGGGACCCGGTTGAGGTCCCATGGGTGGACGGGCAGCCTGTTCTGCAAAGATTGCGGCGGAGTCTGGATTCGGCACCATCGCAGGCAGAGAGGCCCCCATGAATTGGATCAGGGCTTCACGGTACTTCTTGAACTCGTCAATAACAAGCGGGTCAGCCTTCATCATCAGTGGGCTGGACATGAAGGATGAAAGCACCCTCATCTGGAACTCTGGGCGGCTAGTGTGGGGGGTCAGGATGACCTGCCCCGGATCCGTCCCGTTTCCATAAAGAGTAAGGATGTTCTGCACAACTTGTTCGTAAGCAGATTGATCTTCTTCCATCCAAATGGCGAAGTCAAGACCTTCCTTCAACGCCAGCAATTTCAGACCATCGGGGTCCGTCAGCCCGGCCTGAAGCATCTGCATTGCTTCCTGCTTTCGGACAACTTCCGAACGGGGATTGACCTGCCGCACCGAGAACGTCAGGCTTGCCACGTTCGGGATGGGGTTCTGCTCAAAGGAAATCTGGCTGTTGTCAAAGTCGATCACCGCACCTGCAAGGTTGAGGTCCAAGGACTTCACCGGGATTGGCCGGGGCTTCAGCACAAGTTCGCGACTTGCCGACGCCACCATGCTCCGGTACATCTTCCCGAACGCCTGCACCACACCCATGGTGGGGTTGGTCATGGCCCGGTTGATTTGCTCATCAAGGAACTGGAGGCCGGTCGCAGAGTCGATGCGGCCCTTCTCTTGAATGAGATCTTGGACAGGGTTAATGCCTTGCATTAACTGCTTGGCAAAAGCAGCGGTCTTGCCCGGGATGTCACCCGCGTTATGGGGAGAGATCACAAATGGCGAAAACTTCTCGTTCAACGGGTCAGGAGCATACGAGATCATGCGGAGTCCGTTGCCGACCTCCCGCAGGATTGACCGCTCGTTGAAGGAGCCTTGGGGCATCACAACGACGCCGTATCGGTCCAGTTCCCGGATGTTGTTGAAGAGAGCCTTCAGCATCTTTTCCATCTCTCGGTTGATGCTAAAGAGAAGATCGAAGAGTCCCGCTCCGTGGAACGTACCTGTCTCCATAAAACGGGCAAAGCCCACAGGACAGTACATCTGAGATCCAGAGAAGTCCTGATCGTCGATCAGGTAATCTCCGGAGCAGATGACGTAACGGGAGCAGGTGCCCCGAGGGCCGTCGATCCAAAGTTCCCGGATCCGCACCACCGTCATGGCGTCGGCAGACTGACTCTTATACCCCTTGTTGTTGAAAGGGTTGACGCTATAGCCAGTGTCGTAAGTCTCGTCGGGATCCTCGATGGGGTCCCCGATCTCAATTTCGTAAAACTCGCAGTCTTCAAGGTTTCGCTTGACGCGATCCCCAAACTTCTCCGTCAGGGTTTCTAGCGGCACAAGTCGCTGTCGAATCATGCCGCACTGCTTGGTGTAGTCCTGTGCAAGAGAAGGGAATGGGAACAACTCTTTGGGGTGGATGACCTCAAGGTCGCTCGTAAGACCAATGGTTGGATGATCAAGGATGTGGCCCTGAATGCCACAAGACCCAAGAGCCGTGAAGATGTGGGCAAACTTGGTGGAGACTTCTGCAATCTGCTCGTCGGAAGTCAAAGCATCCGCCAGCATCTGGGCCGTAGCCCGCTGCCGAATCATGGGAAGGCTGGTGCCTGTCCGCAGGACCTTGGGGCGGAGATCCATGGCGGAGATTCGAGCCGAAACCCGGTCGATCGCCGACAGCATCTCTTGCGACTGGAACTCCATGTTCCCCTCCTCGTCGAGGTAGTGGGGGGACAGGTGCCCGGTCGAGGGATCAAAAACATCAAACCGCCTCATGCCATTGAGGTAGTAGTACGTCAGTAGCCAAGTGATGCGGCGGTAGTTGAGCCGCGACATCTCCTTTTCGGCATGATCACGAATGACCTGACAAATCTCAACCTTGTTCTTCGGCAGTTTGAATTGGTGCTGAGACATTGCGTAGGTCCTTCGCGGCTACCCCCCCGGGCTTCCAGTGAGGCGGGATGTCGTAGGGATTGAACTGAATATCCGAAAGATTCAAATTATTTGCAGGTCGGGGTTGACTTTCAACCGGCAGGTCGGCATTCCTTGCCTGCCCATAATAAGCCCTTGCCATGGCTTCGTACAGAAAATATGGAATAGTTACAGGTTGATGTGCGGGATCAGACCCGACTCCCCCCACTAGGGGGTCCATTGGCTGCTCGGGATAGGACTGCATCGAGTAGTTCCGGACTAAGGTTAGGAAGCCGGGAGGCCCAGAGGCATCCGGACTCGTCGTAGATCTCGCCGTCGAGAATGTGTTCTTCGGGGGTGCGGTCATCTTCTACTTCACCGGGAGCCCGGTGAATACGGCCCTTCAGGATGTTGCCCGACATTGAGACGGTGTCAAGGTGGTCGTCCTTGGCAAGACCACCGTCGGCGACCTCGGGGTTGAACTGCTCGATCTGGTCAAAGAGATTGGACCAGTGCCGGTCCATCCGTCGCTCCAACGGCAACTTGATGAGGCCGTTCTCAAACCGGAACTGGAGGGATCCAATCCGGCTGGTCTTCGACATCATACCGACCTTGAGCGGCACGATCTTGGGCATGTGGGCGACACCGAACATCTCGGTGGCCCGCTGCTTCACAAGACTGTCGAGAGTCTGGTAGAGAGCGATGCTCTGACGGACGACCTCGGGATGGATGGAGGGCACCCGCCACTTGTCTGCAATCTCAAACACCTGCTTGATGAGGGTGTTCTCGTCACACTGCCCACCCCAGATATCCAACACAAACAACTCGTTGTCGGGGGTGGCCGCCATGACGGTGGCTACCTTGAAGTCAGAGTCGCCGGTGGAGGTCCACGACGTATCAATCGTCATGAAGACCCAAGACTCCCGGAGGAAGTCGGTCATCGGCATCTGCTTCGTGTTGCCGTCCAACCCCTTCCAGTTCATCAGAGTGGCGGACTCGCGGGGACTCATACCGTAGGCTGCGTCGATGCCCGTCAGCCACCAGCGGTGGGAGTCGTCGAGTTCTGGGAAGAAGGCGTCGTCCGACGCCCCGGGATCAGCCATGTACTCAGACGCAAAGTTCGCCGAACCAATCTGCTCCCGGATCTCTTCGAGGCTGATCCTCTCCTTAAGACGAGGATCCTCCTCCTTTTGCTTACGGTCCACCGGCCACATTTCCGGCCAACATGAGACAAGGCGATCCTCCTGATCCTTGTATGCCGCCTTGATGATCATGCGTGACCAGTGATCAAAGCGGGGGTCCTTGGCACGCAGACCCTTCTCGGTGGCCTGCGTCTCCATCGCGTACCACGCATAGTGGCGTCGAGACACGAAGGTCGCTAGCCACCGGAGGCTGGTGCCGGGTCGGGTGATCATGGGCATGACCACCTTGAAGAGAAGCGTGTACATGTACGACCGAAGCACCGACATCGAGGTCGAGGCACGGGGATCGTACTCAGGGTCATCTAGAACGTAGCAACGGGGACGACCACCACGCTGACGCGACTCGGAAGAAATTGCCCGGAACCACGACCCGTTCTTCAGATACATCAACTCGATGCCGAAGGAGGCTTCGCCTCTGCGGGGCACAATTCGTTCGTCAGGAAACTCAGGACCCCAGTCATCGTGGATCCGGGCGTTCTCTTGGAACTGGGTCTTGATGATCTGACCCGTCTGCTTCGCGTTGTCGTTGGTGGAAGTCGCGTAGATGAAGGAGTAGCCGGGCCTCGTCAGCATCTGGAGAAGGATGGACTTGCGGATGCAGTTGGACTTCGCGAAACCACGGGGTGCAATCGCGATCGAGGCTCGGTTCTGTGCCCACTCCTTGTAGATACCGAGGTGCCCGTCTGGTAGTGGGACGGGATCCTCGTCATAGAACATCGGGTTGAAGTCGTCTTGCTCGTCGGGGGTGAGATACCAATGATCGAAGAACAGCATCGACCCGATGAAGCGGTCGGCCTTGTCTTGCGGCGTCGTGACAGGAACCAGCCACTGACGACATGCGTTGACGCGGGCTTCACGCTGCCCGTCCTCCGTCAACTCCATGTAGTCTTCGGGGAGGGGAAACAGTTCGTTTCCTTCAGCCCTTGTCTTGATGCGTTTGATCCGCATTCAGGCTCCCGTCAGCCATCAACTCGACGGCTGCGACCCGTGCCATAGACGCAGCAAACGAAACCTCCGCATCCCGCACCATGCTGTGGGGGTAGAGGTTCTCCCACACCCGGAAGAAGTGGGGGGTCGGCTCACCCTTTTCAATGTAGCGGTCGTACAGCAGCGTTCCGAAACGCTCACGGCTTCCGATGAACCCATCGACGTTACTGATCGCCAAGTCGTACAGTGCTTGACCCGCCGACCTCGCTAGGCCCATCGGACCCAGATGCCGAATCGCTCGAAGCGTGGTCTCCTGAGGGGGGGAGATACTGGGCTGCAAAGGCCGGAGCATCTGGGAGCGATGAACGGTGGGTTGTGGCTTTGAGGTTTGCGATGAGTTTTTGGTTTCGGGTGATACGGACACTCTTGTTTCCTTCGGAGTTCGTTGCGGTGAACTCTTGCGTGGTGATGAGGCCATTTGCCTTGGCTACCTCGTTGAGGACTCGGCGAAGTTGGTTGTGGGCACGCAACGCGATCTTAGCGTCTGGGTCCCGCATGTGTTGGACGAGGGTGGAGATTTCCTCCTCAATCGAGAAGGAATTCAACTCAAGGGCTTTTGCGGCAGACTCGGCGTCAAAGAACGAAAGGACCTTTCCTGCGTCCCCTTGATGTTCCCATTGAGCATCCGTCACTTTGCCATCCTCTTGACTAGTTCCGCTAAAGCAAGAACAGCGTTGATCCTACCAAGTCCTCCGGGAGCCAGCGGGAACCGCGCGGACTTCCCGACTCTCTGGCCTTGAAGGAAGTTTGGTCGTCCCTTGGGCAGATCAAGTGGTCGCTCAAGAGGCCCGGCAGTAGACGGAGAGAAGGTCTTAGTGGCAAGTGCCTTTCGTTCTTCAGGGGTCATCTGCTTGAACCTTGTCAGACCTTCGGCCCTCTTGAGAAGACCTTCCCGGCCCCTTTCCGACATCAGAAGATCTACGTCAATAGGATCTCCTGCAAGGGTCGAAGCCCTTTCAGCCCTGAACAGTTGCAGGAATGCCTTCTTCCCGGCCTTGCCTCGGAAGAGAGATTCCTGATTGATGTAGAGCGGTTCCGGCTTGTACCCCTTCTTGTGGTAAGTGCTGCTATGAGACCCCTTTGTGCGGATAAGAGTTTCAGGCTTAACTCCGAAGTACTTTGCAATCACTCGGATCTGGGCTTGTGTAAACCCTCGACTGTTCTCTCTCCCCAAATAAGCCGGAAAGATTTCAAACCGATCCTTGAACTTACTGGAGGGGCGAACCACTACTTCGATTGGAGTCTTTCCTTTCGGGTTCGACGGAGTCTTTATCCCCTGCGGGTTCGGCAAACGCATTACAAAGGAGAGACCGGAAACTTGTTGCCCAAGTCTTTGCCCCAACCGTGAAACAGCATCAGCCGGATTGGCAGGGCCATAATCAAGAAGATTTTGCCCAGTGCCCGCTCCGAAAACCATCCCGGTACCTTGTCGGGATGGAACAATCCGAGATGCCTGACGAGGAACAAGACTTGGCCCCGTTCCTGTGTACTTTTTCTTGGGGGGTTTTACGCTCTTGGGGAGATCGCCTGCAACGATGTTGCCCCGTTGGAGGTTAAGAGGAGTCCTTCCCCGCTCATAAGCATCCGCCGCCTTACGGGCACCCATGGTCCCCATGAACTCTTCGGCGACTTCGTTAGCGATTCGGAGAGCGTCCTTGCGGGAAAGACCTTCCGCCACCAACTCGTTGAGGAAGAGGTCCTTGAACTTGCTGGCCCCAATTCTTCCTTCTTGGTAAGCCGTAAGAAGGCCACCCTTTCGCTTCTTGTACTCAGCGAATAGTGCGTCTCGCACCTTTCGTTCGTTTTCTATCGCACGCTTTTCTGCTTTCTTGATTCCCTTCAGGCCACTACGAAGAGGAGAATCCGTTTCAGACTCCAAGATTGCTTTTTCAATCTGGGAAACAAGAGCGGCGGGCGGTTCTTTACCTCGATTGAGGGTGACATTCAACTCCTCAAGAAGTTCTTCAAGAGTCTTGACTCCGGCTCCTCGTCCCGTTTGCCCTCCTCGGGTGTAGGCAGCGGCCCGCTCCTCCAACGTTCCTCTTGAAGGAACAGATGCCAGAAGAGACGAAGGGTTTTCTGCTCCTAACCGCGAAGGGTCTGCCCCTGCTGGTAGAGCAATCCCCAGATTGGATGGCCTACGTCGCTTCTTCGCCACGGCCTAATACCCGCCTTGAAGGAAGTTGGGACGGAAAGGAGTAGCAAACAAAGGGTTGCTAGCCAAAGGGTTGGCAGCAGCGGGAGGAAGGGCTCCCGCGTTCACCCTTACAACATAACCCGGAGGGGCGGGAAGAGGCCCCGTAGGTCGAACCGGAACGATACTGCCCGGAGGTGGAGGAGGGGGAGGAGGAGGAGGAGAAGAGGCGGCACGACTTGCTGCATTGCCGTAGTAAGGTCTAATGGGCTGCATTCCAATGGGCATGTTGACATGTGACGGAATGCCTGACATGTCGTATCCGAATGCTTCTCCCCCCACTTGGACAATATCGGTAGGAATCATGCCGGGGGCACCGTACGCGGTGCCCGCAGGGGGAGCAGAATTCATGCGATTCCATGCGACACGTGGGTCCCAAGCAAAGCCGCCGTCGTCTTCGACATCAAACGGACGGTTCCGCATATCCAAATCCCTAGCGGCTTGGATTTCAGCCTCATCCCCGGCATACCTAATCGCTTCAAGATCGGGGTCGTAGGTTCCCTGCTGACGGGCTCGACGCCGACGAGCAATAGCCTCCCCCATTGCATACACGTCATAACCGGGAATGTCACTAACACCTTCAGCGTTGCCCGCTGCTTCCATTTCGGCTTGGGCAATGTCCATTTCCGGGACATTCGGCTCAACATCCCCAATTTCCGCAAGGGCGTCGTCAATCACTTTCTGGTATTGAGCCTTCTTCCGAATCTCTTTTTGTTCTTCTTGGTACGCGAGTGATTCCCGTTCGTTGCGAGCCATCTCATCCATGTAGTCTAGCAAAGCACGATTGGGTCCTGCGTTAAGAACCTGAGAAGCCCAGCCATCAATCCATTTCGAGATTTCCTCGAGTTCGGCCGTCGCATCGGCTCTGTCTTGCAGAATAGCGGCTCTTTCCTGCCTCTTGCGGTCGACGTAGGCTTCGAGGTTTGCACGGCTTCGATCAACCTGCCTACGACTTGGACCTTGGTTGACCCTCATGGCTCGACGCCGAGCGTCGATGTTTGCGGTCTTCTGGGGATCCTTCCGAAGAGGGAAGAGACCGGCTTCCGCACGACGAGTTGCTTCGTAGGCGGCGTCCGAGTAGGATCGAGAATCTTTCTGGTTC